TTGACAAGTGCATTCGATAAGGATACAATTGAACTGCGACAGGCGATTGCCGACCTGGTAGACGTTTCCACGGGTCACGACCATGACGGAACAGACTCTGCCGCACTATCTACAACTGACCTTACCGACGTAACCGCTACGGCGGCAGAGGTGAATATCAACGATGTATCCCTTGCAAGGGCTGACGGACTCGGCGGGATGTTCGTCTATTCCGCCACATTCGACGCTACCGTGGCGGCCAACAGGACTGTGGGGGCTCACGCGCTTGGGGTATCAGTTCCGGCGAACATGCTCGTTGTGGGCGGTTGTGTGGATGTTCTCAAGACATTCACTTCAGCAGGGGGAGATGCGGGAACCATAGCGATACACGTTGTAGGAGCCAATGACATTGTAAGCGCGATAGCGATAGCCGATTCGGGCAACCCGTGGGACCAGGGTCGCCACGACATCATCCCCGACGGGACAGGTTCATCCTTCGTGAAGACCACGAAGGCAAGCGCAATAACCGCCACGGTTGCGACACAGGCACTAACGGCAGGTACTTTCGTAGTTCACCTGTTCTGTATCAAGGCAACAGTAGACACCGCTTAGCGACATCCACCACGGACACCCTTTCCCCTAAAGGCCCGTTGCTAGCCGAAAGTCAGGCCGTCCTAACACGGACGTAAAACGGCAGTCAGGCCCTTCTATGGAGGACACCCTGGCGAAAGATGCAACACAAAATCTTTCACTGGGAGTGACGCAAAGTGAGTTCACAGATAACCACGGCAATGGTGCAACAGTATAAGTCCGGCATTGAGATTCTGTTTCAGCAGAGTCAGTCTCTTTTCCGGCCTGCGGTAAGAGTTGAGACCGTAAACGCAAAGTACGGTTTCTTTGACCAGATAACTGCGACTACAGCGCAGACCAAGACCACAAGGCACGCTGACCTTGTTATCACCGATACCCCCCATGCAAGGAGACGGGTGTCGATGGTTGACAAGTACGTTGCCGACTACATCGACAAGGAAGACCTCATCAGGATACTCAACAACCCGATGAACGAGTATGCCATGAACCACGTAATGGCTCTCAACAGGTCTATCGACGATTCCGTGGTAGCCGCCGCACTCGCCACCGCCTACACGGGCGAGACTGGCGCAACCTCCACCAGTTACGACAGCAATATGACCGTGGCGGTAACTGTTCGTGACAGTGGTTCCGGCGCAACAGGGATGAACGTGGCAAAACTCCGCTACGCCAAGAGGCTCCTTGACGAGAAGGATGTTCCTCTGAACGACAGGTTTATCGCCATTTCTCCGCTCCAGTTGAGCGAACTGCTTTCCGCTACCGCCATCACGTCTTCGGACTACAACAGCGTGAAGGCTCTTGTTTCCGGTGAGGTTGATACCTTCCTCGGATTCAAGTTCATCATGAGCAACCGCCTCTCCACCGATGGAAGTAACTACCGTGAGTGCCTGTACTGGCACAAGAGCGGTCTGCTTCTCGGTATGGGTCAGGACATTCAGGTTGCCATCGACCCGATACCCCAGAAGGGGAACGCAATACTCGTTCAGGCTTCTCTCACTATGGGTTCCACTCGCATGAACGAGACCGCAGTCGGCAAGATTCTTTGCTCCGAGTAATCACGTAAAGGGGAAGGGGGATTAACTGATGGGTACTTACTACGGTGTACACAGGACTCTTGAGCGTGCAGGGACAATGCTTGACCCCGGCGAATGGGGGGCAAGGGTGAAGTGTTCCTACGACTCTTACGAGGCTTCGGCTATAACTGCCGGTTCCACGATTTCCATGTGCTTCGTTCCAAAGGGCGCAAGGATTATCCGTGGCGAGGTCTGGTTTGACGACCTCGGTACTACGGGGGGCACTCTCGAAGTCGGAGACGGAACCGATACGGACGAGTACATGACCAAGACTGCTGTCGGGGTCGCCGCAGGTTCGGCAACATTCAATGTACTGGACAACCTCGGCGAACCGCTCGATGCGGACGAGTACATGATAGTCACCACGGGAACCAAGGCTATGACGGGCACCATCAAGATGTTCGTCTGGTACGTGCAGGACTAACGACAATGGGGGGCTTCGGCCCCCCTTTCAACTTATTGGAGATCTTATGGCGGAGACATGGTGTTCCAACGGAGTCATTGGCGAAGGAGCCTCGCCACCACATACGGTCACTGGCGACAAACCTCTGTTGGTGGTCGGCTGTGGCAGGTGCGTATGGGAAGACCTGAAACGGTACTGGACTATGAACGTCCACTCCGACGTGATGCTTCTCAACGATGCCATAGTCCACTACCCGATGAAAAAGGGGTTCTACGCCACACACGCCGCATGTTACGACATAGGCAGGGTGAACATCTACAGGGACTTGCGCAAGGCGAAACTGAACCACAGGGATTTTATCACGCACTCCGCAGGAGATCCCGCCGACAGGGTGTGGAAACTGATACGCGACTTCAAGCCCAACCTGTCCGGCAACTTCGGGGTGGTCATAGCGATAGCGATGGGTTACAGGCGTATCTGCCTCGCAGGATGCCCAGAGGATGACAGTGGGCACTATTGGGACAGCCTTGAAACGCATCCCCACTTCGACTTCGGGGTTAGGGGAATACATTGGCATTGGACGGACAACACGGCTTTGTTCAAACCGAAGGTGCGCTCACTGTCCGGCTGGACAGGTGAGTTCTTCGGTGAACCCACAATAGATTGGCTGAACGGTGGTGAGTAGTGTATGGCGGATTCAGTAACCATTTGCAACAAGGCGTTGGTCTTCCTCGGACAGGACACGATATCCACGCTTGTTGACGACAACAAGAGGGCGAGGGTCTGTAGCACCGTATATGACGACTGCCTTGAGGAATTTCTCTCCGAGGGTGACTGGTCTTTCGCCAAGAAACTCGCGACCCTTACGGCGGAAACAACGTCCCCCAACCATGACTATTCCTACGCCTTCGAGTTCCCTGACGACTTCGTGAGACTCGTCAAGGACAGGGAGAAGGCGGTTTACGGCTCCGACGATTGGCTCGTCATAGGAGACCAGATACATTGCAACGACTCGTCCATATACATCTGCTACATCTACAGCAACGATGACCTCAACACGTGGACGGCTAAGGCACGCTCGGCACTATCCTACCTTGTGGCTTCACAGGTGGGCGTTGCCCTGACGGGAGAGGACTCACGGGCATGGATGGCATATGAATTCTATTAGAAGATATTGCAGGACGCATTGAGCGATGACGCTTCCGGCGCAGGGTATTAGGTCAACGAGTACTACACGTACATTGAGGAGAGGTCTTAATGCGTACAGTTGACAGCATCCTGACCAATTTTACGGC